ACCAATTGTTCTGCAATCCAGTTTCGTTTCTCATAGAGCATCTGAGCATTTTCTTTGTTGCACTTGAGTGCCTCGCCGTCAAACTCGATGTTCTTTGTCCACTTGACTGTGCATTCGCTGAGAATCTCGTACAGCGCAGCCTCAAGCGCACTGCTGGGTACGTTCTTGCCCTTGTACCGATTGGCGTTCTTGGTATTGATGCGCTTGGCAGCAGCCTGCCACGCCTCACTATCCTTGCCCAGTACAGTAATAATCAGTCGCTCGCCAGCTTCGTCCTCCAGGTAGTCCCCAGTGACCGGATGCTGGAGAGCGACATCAATGCCATTCTCAGCGGCAGCTCGCAAATCAATGTTTGCCAGATCCATATATCAACCCTTTAGTTATTGTGGTTTATGCAGCTACGTTGAAAGGCGCACGAGTCAGTTCAAGCGTTACAGTGTCCTGCTTGATGCTGTCTGATCCTCCAGCATTGATTTGATAAGACATAACCAGGGCAGTGAAGTAATCATCTTCGCCGTCTGGATAAGTGATCTTGATCGCCACCTCAGCATCGGAAGTGTGAGCAGTCTTTAGTGCGACTTGTCCAGTATCGGCAACGTCAGCAGCGAAAGTCAGCGTCAAAGCGCCATCATTGATAGAGCCTTTGCGCTTGGTCACGCGGCGCTCGCCGAGCGGGTTATGAGTGATCAGATTGTATACTGAGCCGAAAGCTGGGATTTCAGTCACTTCGCCAACGGTGCTGAAGCTCAGGCTGGGATAACCAGTGGAGCCGTCAGAATCGAAGGTGGTTGGCAAAGTTGCGCTGATGCCCAGCGTAGTTCCTGCAGATGTTTGAATAGCCATGTTGTAACTCCTTTGTTACTTTGCAGCGGCTCGCAAGTTCTTTACCAGCAGCCGATTAAATTGTTGCATATTGCGCCTGACCATGCCGTCTGGAGCCTGGTCAGAGTATCCATATTCCAGCCTGCGGATATATGGCAAATTGTTCGTCAGGTAAAAAATATCACCGATTGAAGCATTGGCAGCGCTGTTCACTTTTGCAATCGCAGCACCTTCGCTGGTATTGCTGGTCTCGCTGCCGATTGGTGAGCCTACGCTTGCCTGCCAGTTGCCCCGGGCTCGGCCAGTATCCACTGGCGTCTGCCGGATAATCGCTGAACCAACCTCGAAAACAGTGGCCCGGATTCCCTGGCTGATAACTTTGTCCAGCTTTTCGGAAACCTTCTTCCAATCAGACTCAAAGCTCATACCAGCGCCCGCCATTCAATCGTGACCGGGATATTGTACCAGTTGTCCTCTACCACTGCGCCATTGACGCGGCTTTGGGTGATCTTTACGGTCACTCCGTTATATGTATATTCCGCACCTCGCGGAAAGTGCGCCGAAACAAGCCTGGCCTGCTCCTGGGCATCAAATCTGCGGTCACCTCGGCCATCAGCCACGGTCACCTGATAAATCCCTTCATAATCATCGGAACTGGCATGTGCAATGCCAACTTGCTCCTTGATGTTCGGGATGAAATTCTCGCGCAAGTACAAAGTGCCTTCTGTCGGCTCATACGGCGTATTCTCATAGGCTATCGGCGGGTTTCCAGCTGCCTGGATTGCCGTCAAGCGTACAGATAACGCGGTATTGATGTCTTTCTCGGCTGCGCTCATATTCGTAACTGACAGATGTAAATAACATTCGTGCCAGCAGGATTCACCGGCTGCACGTTCATCACGCGCCAGGTCTTGCTGTTCACCGATACCGTCCAATCTGGCTCTGGCTCAGTTGCAACATTGTTGGCAATGAGTCGCAGATCGCCTGCCAGGACAGATTCGCCATCAATCTCGGTATTCTGGTAATTCGTGGCTATTCCATAACCTGTAACAGTTGCTGTAGTTCCAGCATCAGTCACTTCGCCGGTGGCGGGATTGATCACGGCTCCAGCGGTATAGCTGAAAGTGATCGCCTGGCCATTTTCGCGCAGCAACCGCTCGGAAGTGGTCTGCAGCGCCGAATAATTGATCGCCATGATCTATGCCCGGATCGTGCTGAAATTGTTGCCCATCGTGCTGCTGGTCACCAGCTTTCGCATGATGTTGCCCACGCTGCGGATCACAACGGTCGGCCCGGCATTGTCCATGTATTCTACTTCCAGCACATCAACCCGCTCGCGTTTAACTGAGCGATCCAATGTGGAAAGCGGATCATTACCACTCATGATAGAGATGGCAATCGTGATCTGAGCATCTTTGACCAACTGCGGGATGGCATCTGAATCAGTCAGATAGCCATCGAGCCAGAAGTCAGATCGTGGGAATTGCAATGGCTGAGTTTCGATGAACTTGATGCCTTTGAATGGCTGCTGCTCAAAGTAATCCATCGCCAGGATCAGCAATTCAGATTCATCGCCATATGTACTGACAATCGTGATGTTTCGGTCATTGCAGAACTGCGTGAACTCGGCAACAGTCGCATAACTGTTGGCACCAGTAACAATACTGCCATCTTCAACGATAATCGTAGCCATTGCTCTCCACCACAAGAAAAGCGGGCAGCAAATGCCACCCGCTGTTCATTGTCAGACTTAGCCCAGCAGGATAGCCATGTGCTCAGGCTTGATGGCAGAAACGCCCCAGGCCAGAGCTACTTCAAAGTGAACCTGACGGTACTCTTTGTACATGCTCACTTCAAAAGTGATGCCGGAACGCGGATCAGTCATCAGCATGACATCCTCAGCCAGATCGCCTTCTTCTGGTCGAGCCGGAGCGCGAGTTACCAGAACAATGGCAGATCGGTTGAAGGCCAGGTTTGCAGCATAGTCATTGCCAACGGTAACAGCAGTGTTATCTGCAACTGCTTCCAGCAGGCCAGGAGCAGCGATGGTGAATGAACCAGCTGCCAGAGCAGAAGTCACCAGATACTTGTTGCTGTCGCCGGTAAAGGTAACAACATCGCCAGCCAGGATAGTACCGGAGCCGGTATCTACGCTGATGGTGGTGTCGCCTACAGATGCAGCAGCGTCAGTCTGGTAGCTAGCACCAGTGCCCTTGGTGTGGCTGTTGATCTGAGCAGATTCACGGATGTCCATGCCAGCAGTTGACAGGATCACGCCCTGGCGCAGCATGGAATCATTGCCCTGCACGTCTACGCGAGACTGCAGACCCAGCATGTTGGCACCGGCAGCAGAGCTAACAACCAGCTGGTTGCCGGTCAGCGGAGCGCCGTTGTCCTTCAAGATTTTCAGAGCATTGGAGGCATCGGTGAAGTTGCCAGCAGTGCCGAAAGGAGTAGTGCCTGCAGCACCGTAGGCGCGAGAAGCGCTGGTGTACAGGTCAGCAATATCCTGCTCGACTTCGTTGCACAGAGTACGCATTGCCTGGGCGAACTGGTCGCGCAGAACATTCTGGTAGCCAGGACCATTTGCATTCAGACCGCGCTGCTCCTCGCCGTTGTAGCGGATCGCTACACCACGGGACTGAGAGATGCTCAGGGTCTTGTTGCCGATGGTCTGATCGCCAGTATCGGGAGCCGTCTGTGCAGGAGTGATGTCAGCGGCAGATGCTGCAGGAGCAACGGCGCTGCGGATAGTTTGACCTTTTGCGGCTCGTTCAGCAGATGCGTTGAGAGTCACAGAAGGAATGAGACCAACCAGCTCGCGTGAAACGGTATCGAGCGCTTCATACAAGTCGGGAGTGAGATTGGTGAGTGTGTTAGCCATAACGAAATACCTTGTCGGGTTTAATCAGTGATTGCCCCGCCATTCTTCACAAACGCCATTCGCTTGTCAGCAGGCATTCGGTCAAATTCGGAGCGACTAATCTGTTTTGCAGCCCCGCTGCTATTTGAACTCGATGCACCTCCCCCGGAAGCGCTTGAGCCGTCTACTAAAAACGGAAACTCTTTTTTCAGATGTTCCATCAAGGCGGCTGAATCAACTTCCATGCCGCCGATTAAAAAACTGACTCGCTCGCCATCGTGGCGGGCATAACGCGATGCGTAATCACTGAGCACCTCGGCTCGTTTCGCATCGCTCTTGGCAAGCTGCATGCCGATCTGGGCGGCAGCCGCATCAATATCTTTCTGCTGTATTTTAGCAGTAAATTCCTTGAGCTCATTATCTTTTTCGGCCAATCTGCTCTGGGCTTGCTCCCAAAGCGTCTTGAATTCGCCTTTTTCCTTCGCAATATCTTCTTCCTGCCTGGTTTTCTGTTCTTCCAGCGCCTTGGCTTTGCGCTTGGCTTCCTTCGCCTCGTCCATCAACTGCTCAAGTTTATTCTTGAGTCCCGATGTATCTTCAGGCTCCGGTATTCCAGAGACATTCAGAACATACTTGTCGCCATCTTGCTTGTAGAGTGATTGCACCGCTTCGTCTAAATCATCGATGCTTTCTAATTGGTATTCTAACATTGAAGTACCCCGTACTTTTATTGCTGCCCCGCAGCGATTTGTGGATTATAGCAATAATGTTGATTTTTATACACCAGCCCGTTCAAACGCCACTGGCTCAAGCAATTTGAGCTCTGCCAGAGAGTATTGCCGACCGGAATCATCGGTGAATTTGTCCAGGCTCAAGCCACCTTGCCGGAATAGCTTGCCTCGCTTTTCACCCAGCACTTGATCCTGGAATGATGCGCTTTGATCTCGCAGCCAGCCGCCGTATGTGCGTTTTGCTGATACCTGTCCGGTAAAATCTGAGCCCTTGCTGGCCCTGGTGCCAACCAGCCCATCTTCCCGGAACCGTTCATCCAGCACCGGAACCCGAACAGACCGGCAGTTCCAGTGCCTTGGCGTTGTCGGGCCTTCTTCAAAGCCAAATATCTTGCCGTCCAGGGCAGCGCAGCCAACAGTGGTGCGGTTGTCCAGAACGGCGACAAATTCCTCACCCTGCAATATGTCACTATTCGCCAAGTGCGTCTCGTGCCGGGCTTCTGATGAAATGTGATTGATTGATGTCCTGACTAGCGCTTCGGCCTGGGCCTGTTGCCGCTTCGATACCTGCATCACCTTGCTGGTCAAGTCCTGCACCGTTGCGCCTTCCACGAATCCGGTCTGAATCACCCGGCGTAGCTCGCCTGCCTTCTTTCGGCTGTATGTCCTGGCCGCCTGGTCTATTGTCAGTTGCTGCGTTGCATTGCCAACCTGTAGCTCCATCGGCTTGGTGGTCACAAGCGCCCGTAGAATCTCACTCCTGGGAAGCGTTGCCTCCACAGTGGCAGCTGTATTGAGCGTTCGCACAGCAAACTCAGCCTCATACTCTGCCAGGTCAGCTGTGCTCTCCAGCAGGCCATTGCTCATGCGCTCAAGCCCGTCATCAATAATTCGCTGGATTTCCTGCAGCTGCCGGGTCAGCCTTTGCGCCTCTGGTAGCGTCTGGGCCTCGATCAGTTTGCGTTCCACATCGGCCACCATGTCGCGCAGATAGCCCAGCAGCTCCTTCACCTGGCCACCTGCGTAGCGCTGAACGAATATCTGATGCCGAATACCGGCGTCCAGAAGAAAATCATCTGCCGACATTTAGAGCGGGCTTTCCTGATCAATCTTGGCAAGAATATCCTCAGGCATCTCGTCAGACTGTATCCAGCCTGCATCCTTCAGCCTGCGGACAATATCAACCTTCGGCATAACCCCGGCATCGTAGCCCTGGATCATGGCCATGATTTCCTGCGGGTTCAGGGAATCCTGCCAGAAGTCATCATTGAGCTTGAATTCAATATCAGCCTTGGTGCTGGATACGAACCTGCGGCAGTCTGTCAGAACCCCAGTGATGGCCTCGTTGATATTGCCGACCACGGTATCCAGCATTGAATTCTCTGATGCGGCCTGGATGCGGGCTTCCTCGGCTGTGCGCTGGGCACCGCCTTTGCTGATGATCTTGGCACCGATCTGCACCATCATCTGCTCTTTGTGCTCCATCTCGTCACGGATGGCACCGGCAGGATTCAACTGCAGTAGTCCAGCCTTGCCGCCTTCGCTCAGAATGATTCCGGCGTTCTCACCTACAGTGATGCCGCCAGGATTTGCCGCCATGAATGCCTCGCCGGACATATCTGTCGAAATGACCAGAGTGCCGCCGCCGTGAACGGACAGGTTGTTCTCATGGTCTGCACTGTTACGAAAATGCCCAATGTTTACCCTGGCGATGTCGTATAGCACCGGCTCGTCTATGCTGGGCAGGTTATTGCTGGAGCCCACGAAATAGAATGGAATGTAATTGAATGGCTGGCCTGCAGCGTCTCGGATCACAACCTCTGGCGTGATCGGATCACCGTCCTGGTCGTAAATCTGCTGAGTATAGATGTAATCCTCGTTCATGCGGAGAACGCGATACTGGTCTACATAGTCCCACATGAATTCGTCATAGTGGATCTGGGTCTGCTCCTTGAGCACCAGCATGCCGAGCATACGCTTGCCATTGCGAGTGTGGACATGCCAGTTGATGATGGATTCTGCCGTATAGGTGGCGATGTGCGGCTGCAGCTCCATCCTGGCGATCTGCTCGGCAGTCATGCCTTCATCGACCATCGGATAGTCAGCCAGCATACCGAATCGGCCAGTGAGCATGACCTCATCTGTTGCGTATTTCGCAACCTGAATGAGCGGCTGGCCAGAGCCGTCAGCATTCTCGCGCATGAACTCCAGGTCATCGGGCAGCTCGATTCGTGGCTCTAGACGGAAAATCGCGCCTTTCAGCCCAGACAATGTGCGCCCGGTGTAATTGGTGTAAATCGCCTTCTCCAACCGGATCGTATGCTGATGATCATCCTCATGGCTGCGTCGCGGGATATATTTGCGGGATTCCTTCACGCTCATGCCGGATGCGGCGTTGCGGGTCAGCTCCCACTTGTCCAGGGCTTTGTCGTATTCGACATGTGTATTGGATACGGGCATGGCAGCCTCACATACTAAAATTGACGGGTATATGCGCCACCGGCTTCTGGATCGGCATCTCATAGCCGATCGGATAAGTCGCAGCGTCTATAGCGTGATCAAGTCCACTTTTCTTGTCCGGCTCGCCGTTCTTGTCATAAGCCAGCTGCTCGAACGATTCCACCAGGGTCTTGCATTTTTCTGCGTTGCAGTATAGCACACCGCGCTCGAATGCCGCATTAGTCGCCATCACGCGGTCTTTCACTGCCGGGTTCGACTTCTTGGCCCGGATCATGAAACCAGCCTGCTCCAGCAGGGATATGTCCGATGTGCTGGCATTGACGGTCTTGCGGGCACGTCCAGAAGCGTCTGGATAGATGTAGATCGGATGGCCAGCGTAGCGATCTTGGATAATTGAGATCATGTCCGGTGTATCGTACATGTCGATCAGTTCTTCAACGGCATGCCATTCGTCACCATTGCGGCGCACGTAAACAATCGCGCACTGCCTGGTCACGTTGAAGTCGCAGCCAATGAATAGCGACTCGCCTGGCTTGATCGTCTCCCTGCTGTTGTGAGCAGCCCGGTCATAGCTGCCGTACACTGTGCCGAATGTCAGATTGACGAAATTGCCGTCCAGGTAGGCATCGAGCAGGCTGGCGGGATAGATGTCCTGCAGCGATTGGATATATCCCGGCGGTAGATGTGGATTTGAGCGGGTCGGTGCCTGGATGATCTCGTAGCCTTCACGCGGATCGCGCTTCCAGGTGTCATAGACAAAGCGGAATCCTTCTGGCGTAGTGGTCACGCCGATGGAGTTGATGCCGCCTTCCTTCTGCTGCCTGTTCCTGGCTATCACCTGCCGCCAGACGTGGGCAGCGTCATCCTTCTTGAGCGTATCCAGCTCGTCAATAT